ATTAGCTTTTTGTATTGCCGCTACTGTAGTGTTGTTATCCCTAGCTATAGCAGATAATGTATCTCCTGATGCTACTGTTATAACGCCAGGCGCAACTACATCTAGTTCTTCAAACAAGTCTAACTCTTCTCTAGCTTTACCAATACGCATAGGACTAGATGAAATAGTTTTTTCACTAGGCATAGTCGGTTTATTATTTGAAGCATCATAAAACTTCATAGCTCTACTAGAAGAACTTCTATTCTCTGGAGGTCTATTCTCTCCACCTGAAGATCTAAACAAACTAAAGAACCTCTCTAGAGGACCTTGTTTCGGTTCATCTTCTTTAATATTATTACGAGAAGCTAAACCAGAAGGTCTTAACCTTGGAGTAGGAGACTTGAAAGATTCAGAGGTTGGTATTTTGTAGTTACTCATTGTTTAAATCCAATTATCAATTAAATTGCCTATTATTTTCATGCCTATTTTACCTAAGTATTTAGATTTAGTATCTGCGTCTGATCCAGCAGCGGCGGCGGCTTTACCTTCAGCATCAATCTTAGCAACCATAATACTTGCTTCCCGATCCATAGCTGACTCAGCACTTGTCCAAGCCCATGTCATTAAATCACGTTCTTTTTGTAACATGTTATTATAAGTAGTCATTGTCATATTATTTGTAGCTAAAGTCTCATCTCTGTTAGCTTGGTTAGCTGCTGCATTCTCTGCAGTAGTAATATTCTGTGACCATTGGGCGTTGGCTTGTGCTATAACTAAATGGTTTTGAGCATTAAACTGATCTCTTTGATTACGTTGTAGTGTATTAAACTGCTCAATGGCATTTGTTTCACCTGCATTAAACTGTGCCATAGCATTCTTTTGTGCTACATTAAACTGTTCTACTTGTGCTTGCAGAGATGCAAAGAATTGATTTGTCTGATTCTCTGATGTAGCATTGAACTGCTTAGAAGCATTCATAGCGGCTTGATCTGAGAGTATAGCATTAGCGTTTTGTTGAGACTTAAACATACTAACCTGTTGTTCGTTATCTAAACTAGCCATATCCATTTCTAAGAAAGCTTTAGCATTTTGTACTTGAGCCTGTTGACGGTTGTTTAAGTTAGTCAAATCTAACTGAGACATAGCCGCTACATCTGCCATGATCTTAGCATTCTTAGCGCTTAAGTTAGTAAGGTCAACAGTCTGTGCCATACGAGCATTCTCTAATGCTATCTGTTGTTCAGCATTAAAGTTTATGTTAGCTATCTCAGATATCTTAGCTGAATTAGCAACACGAGTCTGGAACTCTTGATTAAACTCTAATCCAAGGAAAGAAGCTCTTTGTTCAGCAGCAAACATAGCAGTCTGTTGTCTATTACTCAGGTTCTGCATCTCAAAGGTAGCAGAAGTCTTAGCATCCTGTACAGCGATAGGCATAGCACTTTCCATAGCCGCTTGTATCATAGCCTGTCCAGCCATTGATGAAGCACCTAAACCTCTAGAGGCCATAGAAGCGGCGGCATTACGTAAAGCTCCTGCCGCCCATGATGGAGGTGTTTTACCCTCAAAGTCTGCCATCAAGCCTGTAAGCTGACCCTGCACTGTAGCATCTGTTGATGGTGCGCCTGTAGCCGCTTCAAAGTTTGTTTCAGCTTTAACACGATCCATATCAACCGTAGAGCCTGATATAAGTTCACCTTCTTCTACTTTACGTGCGTCAGGTGCTACAACCTTTTGTGCTTCAGCTATTTGTTCTACAGATACACCTAACTGTGCTAAGTCCTCTGGTTTCATACTCTGTGCATCTACAAGTGCTTCAGCACTAGGCTTACCTGTAGCCGCTTCTAGTCTAGACATAACATCTTCTATAGATGCAGAAGCCGTTAGAGGTTCATAGGATGCCGCAGGTTGTACTTCAGGAGAGGTTACATCTGATGTAGGTGTAGCAGTTGTAACTTTTGCTTCACTTGCAGGATCAACCTGTCCTGTAGTAGGATCAATCATACCCTCTTGTTTATCTTCTTCTGTGATCTTTTCTACTTCTGGTTTCTTTATCATAGAAGCAGGATCATTTATTGCAGTAGTAGTGTATTCAGATATACTTGGTGCAGCTATAGTCTTAAATGCTTTATCTGCTGCATTCATTTTTGTTTGTGATGCATTAACTAAGTTCTGAGCATTTTCAGCTGCTTTAGCTAAATCTGCATTGGATGGATCTGCTTGAGATTTAGCCATAGCTTCTGATGCGGCTTTTTCTGCATTAGAGTATGCTAATTGTGCTGAATCTAAATCTGTTTTAAACTGTTCTTGTTGTACAGTACCGCCTACTTGATACCCCTGAACATAACCCCCTTTAGCCATACTAATTTTTTTCTGAGCTACCTCTGCCATCTTGCCTAGCGTAGATGCCGCTTTAGGTGAAGCCGCTAAGAATGCCGCTTGCTCATCTGCTTGCATACCCTGCATCTCTGGTATTATCTTACCCATTTGTTCAGGTGTAAATCCACCAAATTTCATAGCCATTTTAATAGTCCTTATTAATTACCCAACTTCATCCAAACTGCAGCCGCCACAAAGCTGAATATAGCAATGGTTGTTATTTTAACGAATGTGTTCCATATACTTAAACGTGTTTGTCTCCACGTTGTTAATAGGTTGCGTACCTCACGTATATCTTCAGCAGCAGACTCATCATGTAGTCCTAACTCACGTAGAACTAACTTAGCGCCACGCTTAGCTGATCTGTCTAGTATAATCTCTAGCTCTTCTGGGGTCAACGTTATATTATTCATTTTGTATCCCTATACGCTTCCGTAGACGTGTCCATTATTTGTGTAAGTATATGATAGACTTGCATTAATAGCATCACCACCAGCACCACCACCGTTTTCACCAGAGCGACCCCAACCGCCACCACCGTTAGAACCTGCGCCATCTGTGTTTGATGTTGCGCTTAGAACAGAACCACCTAGTGCTGGGTTGTTAGCAACGTTAGCACTACTATTCTGTTGGCGTTCACCTGCATACACGCCAGGTGGATTGTGAAAATAAGATGGACTACTACAACCTCCGCTTATATACGTAGTAGCAGGAGTAACACCGCCGCCACCTTGATCACCGCCTGTGCCGCCTATAACAGTGCCAGTTATTGAACATCCTGACCAATAAACATTTACTGTACTACCCCCAGGGGTACTAAAACTCCCTGTTGTTGAACCATTACTTGAGGCTTGATTATAAGGGCTTTGACCTGCACCCCCACCGCCTCCAGCACCGCCACCGCCACCACCGCCACCTGCGATGAATGCACCAGAGTTGTTAGTTACTGTAGTACCAGATGCAGTTATACTAATAGCGTGTCCACCTGCACCAGAATTACTATTGCCACCACGTCCAAAGATAGCACCATTGTTTATAAGTACGGAGTTAGCCACATCCATTGTTAACGAAGGTGTAGACGACGACATAGAGCGAATATGTACGCCAGAATTTATAGTCATTACGATAGGTACTGTCCCATCCCATCCTGCAGCTGTCGCTAGAGTACTTAAAGTAGAAGCACCATCTATACCTGTTGTAACATTAAAAGAGAACGCATTCTGTGTGCCATAGAAGTCAGATAGAGATATTTCTCCTGATGCAGGTACAGTATCTGACCCGTAGTATTCACTAAGAGAGATAGGGTGTGAACCACCAAACTCATCCTGTATGTCTTGTAGTGTTATTGCACCACTTGCTTGTATTGCCATTAGACAGTTCCATACCCTGTTACATTACCTGTTACAGTTAAATTACCTGAAGCGTCTAGCTTCATTTTGTTTGTACCGCTAGTAGCGAAATACAATACGCCACCACTCTCAGTTATTGTCCAGTTGCCTAGATCTACAGTTGTAGCATTAAGAGTAGAAGCAGAGAAGGCCTGAGATCCAGAACCTGCTAGTTCAGCCTTAGTGTCTATCTCTGTTTGTAATCCATCTACGTTAGCAATAGTATGGTTGTGGCTATCATCTGCAATCGTAGCTGTTATAGTGGCATTGCTTGTACCATTAAAAGAAACAGAACCTGTCACATCTCCTGTTAAGGCTATAGTACGAGCAGTAGCTAACGCTGTAGCTGTAGAAGCATTACCCGTTAAGTTACCCTCAAATGTACCTGCTACGAATGTTTCACTTCCTACGCCCCACTTGTCTGTTGATTCTGTCCAGACTAAAGACTTGTTAGTAGATGTACCACGCTCAATAGTGATACCTGCATCCTGGCTTGGTGTACCTGTCTCATCAGAGTTAAGTGTGATAATGTTATCACCAATGTTTACAGTGTTAGAGTTTACTGTAGTAGTCGTACCATTTACAGTTAAGTTACCCCCTACAATAACATCATCAAATGTTACGT